GTTTAATAACAACTGGGATAATATCTTTCGCAAAGATCCAAGAGTAATTGAGGATCAAAAAAATGAAGATGAAGCATTTGAAAAAATTGCTAGTCAAACAGAAGTTAAAGATAGTAACCAAGGCGGGTAATTAATGTTTTTCTTTATTGGAGACACATCACCGCTAGAATCATTGGAACAAGTAGAACCCAGACTTTATTTAGATAAAGGCTGGATTAATCAAGATTCAATATGGTATAAAGGATATAGCACAGATTGCAAAATATCAGAAAAATTACATGATATTTTACAAGGATATCAACCAGCTGGTAAATGGTGTGTAATTCATAATGAAAAAGTATATCATCCTAGATTACGCGGCTTTCCCCTCCATGAACTAAATGATAGTATAACTAATTTGAGGATCAAAGGATATAAACATATTGTATCTGTATTAGAACCTAATATAACAAATAATGTTATTTCATTAAATGACGCCGCAACTAAAATAGGTAATATTCTTTTAGAAAATACACAAAACTTTTTCAAATTTAATAATATTGAAAAAATGAATGTACTTTATTCCGGTGGATTAGACACTCTTACTAGTTGGGCAGTACTTGATAATGTAATTAAAAATTATACCTTAGATGTGTATGTTCCTAAAGAAACTGATAAAGATTTATCACTACATCATAAACTAGGCCGTATACGTGAATATACTTCTGATTTGATTGAGAAAATTTCTAACGATTATTGGGGTTATGACATTTCTAGCTGTTATACTAACACTAATTGGTATCTAACAGGATACTATGCTGAAGCAATACAATTTCGTGATGCAGAGGCCATTACCGCATTAGCTAATTACAAAGGTAAATGGATAGACGAATTAGCAAAACCACATGAGTATTTATATTGGTTTTTAAAACGACCATCATTAGATAAGTATAAAAAAACAATGTTAACATTTGACGATGATTTAGCATTAAAAAAATATTTGTATAACACTATATTCGTAGATTATCAAATGTGGCATTTTGACAACAATTTAACTTTTAATCCATTTTTTGATATACGTATTACTGATGTAATGATGCAACTATCAATAGATGATATTACCCTCAATTCAATGACTGGTATAATACAAAAATTAATAGTTCATAGATTTAATACACAATTACTTTCAATATTGTCTGAATATAAAAACGAAAAAAACGTGTTTGATAAGTTTAGACGTAACTTTGGTCTAATTGCACTAGACAGTGCAGTAACTCTTAATATAAGATAAACACCCAAAAAACATGACAATATTGTCAGAATGATTTATAATAATTAAATACGATACGGATCGTTAACTCAGTGGTAGAGTAGCGCCTTTACACGGCGAATGTCGGGAGTTCGACCCTCTCACGATCCACCAAAAACAGTAAAGAAATACAAAATGGCTCATCCACAACAATTTAATTATATACAAAAACTTAAACTACTCTACCCAACACATTTTTTTAATGTTAAGGTACTTGAAGTAGGAAGTTTAAATATTAACGGTTCAATAAGAATCTTTTTTAATCATTGCGAATATTTGGGTATTGATGTTGGTCCAGGCAATGATGTTGATTTAGTATGCGAAGGTCAAACATTAGATCACCCTGACAACACATATGATACCGTGGGTAGTTGTGAATGCTTTGAACATAATCCTTACTGGGTAGAAACATTTACTAACATGTATCGTATGACTAAACCTAATGGATTGGTATTTATGACATGTGCTACTACAGGTAGACCAGAACACGGTACTACTCGTACTACACCACAAGATAGTCCTCTTACTACAGGTATAGGATGGGACTATTATAGAAATCTAACTGAAGAAGATTTCAGAAAAGAATTAGACATAGATAATATGTTTAGTACATACAAATTTGAAGTGGGCATGGCTCACCAAGATTTGTATTTTTATGGTATTAAAAAATAAAGGTAAATATGTCACAAAGCAGAGCAAGATATACAAGTGAAGAAGCCGCAAATATGGTAGGCAATCGTTTTGATTTAGTTCTTATTGCCTCACAGCGTGTAAGAGAATTAAAGCGAGGACATCGTTCTATGCTTAATACTAAATCAGGACCAATGGTAACTGCATTAGAAGAAATTGAGCAAGGACTTGTTGGACGAGAATATCTCAAACGTATTAGAAAGAATTTGTAAACAATATCTCCCTAGTGTAATGGCAGCATGTCGGTTTTTTGTTAAATGCATAAATAGATTATGCATTATATAATATACAAAACTACCAATTTAATCAATAATAAATATTATGTGGGTTGTCATCAAACTACAAATATTAATGATGGTTATTTAGGATCCGGCAAACATTTAAAACATGCCATAAAAAAATATGGACATGAGAACTTTAAAGTGGAAATATTGCATTTTGCAAGTTCAAAGATTAAAATGTTTGATTTAGAAAGACAAATTGTTACTGAAAATTTGATAAATGATCCTCTATCATATAATTTAAAAATAGGTGGCAGTGGTGGAAATCCAGGTATTGTGGGCGCCTTTACCGGATTAAAGCACACTGATGCCACTAAAGAAAAACAAAGACAAGCATCATTGAAACAAAAAATTACTGACAAAACTAGAAAAAAACTTTCTGATAATAATTGGTCTAAAAAGGATCCGAAAGCACATCGCCTTCATATGCAGACCATCGCTAAAATGACTAGGTCTGATGCTCATAATACTAAAGTAGCTGAAGCAAATTTAGGTAAAATACTAGTTAATAACGGTAATTGTGCCAAACGTATAGATAAAAACAAACTATTAGAATATGAAAATCTAGGATGGAAAAAAGGTGGTATGCCTAGAAATCAAAAGTAATATGTCTCCGTAGCTCAATTAGGCAGAGCAGTGAGCTCCAAACTCAAAGGTTGGCCGTTCAATTCGGTCCGGGGATGCCAAATAAAGGAAAACTATGCCCGCAATATTTTTAACAAGTGACACACACTTCGGGCATTCCGGAGTATGTCATTTCACACGTAACGATGGTGTTACAAAACTTCGCCCATGGACTGATCCAGATGAGATGGATGAAGAAATGGTTAAACGATGGAATGAAGCAGTACGACCAAACGATAAAGTATATCACTTGGGTGACGTTGTAATCAATCGTAAAGCACTAAAGATTATGAGTCGCTTAAACGGTGACAAAGTATTGATTCGTGGTAACCATGATATCTTCCGTGATGATGAATATAGAGAACACTTCCGTGAACTACGTGCTTATCATGTTATGAACGGTATGATATTAAGTCATATCCCCATCCATGAAGAATCGTTAGGACGTTTTGGTGTTAACATTCATGGTCACTTACATGCTAATCGTGTAAGGAAAGAAGTTGAAACATTACATGAGTTTCACCAACGTGGTAGTAGATATTATATTGATGTTCGTTATCATTGTGTATGTGTTGAACATACAGACTATAGACCTATACTGTTTGAAGATGTTATAAAACGTATTGAAGCAGAGGGTGGAACTGTGGGATTTAAGAACGGTAATGGACCTACAATGTAAAAATAGACCCTTCGGGGTCTATTTTTTTGGCTATCATCTAATTATTTGATTATTAGAATAATCACTCAAATACATACGACCTCGAGGTATTCTATTCTTTACAGCATATTTTTCTAGTTCTTGCATAGCTTGTTGTTGTGTTTTATTTACTGCTGTTGCAACTTGCCTTCCTGCATTATAGATTCGCCAATCACTTATACGTGGACCTTCAGGTTGAGTAGGTTGAGTAGGTTGAGTTGGTTCAGGCACAGCCGGTTGATTTACAAATTCATCATCTGGTGGTAGATTTTTTCCTGGTGCACCCGGTACTGATTTGTAACTCTGAGGGAACTTTGCTACAATCTGTTTGGCAGCTTCTCTAACATCATATCCATCAGGTGGACTAATTTCTTTACTGTTTTCTTTTATCTCGCCTGCTTTTGTAAGCATAGCTCTAACAATTTCTTTCATTAAACCCGGAAATAGATTTGCAAACTCACGATCTCCTTCATACCTGCCACCAAATCGCTGATCCTGTATACTATTAACTAGTTGATTAGTGGGTGCATGTAATTGCCATTTGCCATTTTTATTATCAATATTTTTTTTATCAACTATACTAATAATAGGACCCTTAGGTGCATAACTATTGAAATAACTCAATCCACTAGATCCGCCTGTACAAAAAGTACTCATGTGTCCTGTTTGATTATTAAATGTATAACAAGCACCGTAGTTTAATGGTATTGTAACATGAAATTTATCGTTATCTAATAATACTATTTCTTTTTTAGTGCGTTTATGCTTTTCTATTGCTTCGGCATCTTTAATTCTTTTTAGAGTATTTCGATATAAATCTCTCTCCATTGCCTGTTGTAATTTGCGCAAACTAGGAAATTTATTAAAATCTTGGTCTGGTTGCTTTAATAAACCACGTGTACTTAATGCTTGCCAAGCGCCTAGTGCGTCACCGCCTTCACCATTCAAATCTTCATAATCTATAGCGTGATTAATGTATAGTTTTAATAACCAATTATCAAACTTGTTACCTTTACTTAAATCACCATATTCATTTTTAGCTAATGTTTCATTAACTAATTTACTCCAAGCTTGAACATAATCAGCAACTGTAGGTCTTGGACCCATATCTGCCACTTCATTTTTTGGAAAGGTCCTATCATGTCTAACAGCAATAGCTAACATTTTTGCTAGCTTTGGGTCTTTCATTATATTAGTACTGATATCAGCTTCTGTTAAAAAGTGTGTTGCTCTCATTATACTAAACTCCTTTTTAGATAAGCGAGAACAGCACTTAATTTCTCTCTATCTCCGTTAGCTATATCTGCTAACACTTTGTTAAGTCCTTCATTTTTTTCTGCTGATAGACTATTATCACGATATCTATACCCACTACTTACATTACCAGTAAGTTGTGGATAGTAATATCTTGCTGTTAAAATTATACTATTGTTTACAGCATCAGTAAGTAAGTCAGTCATAGTACCATTATCTAAACCTTCAATCGCCTGATCAATTAACGTTACCCGATCAATTTTTTTATCTACTTTGTGATGAGCATCATTTTTTGCCATACTAGCAATAACACCATTAATATCAGCTTTAGAAGCAACTAATATTTTTCTAAAAAGTGGTTTGAACCGTTTGGTTAAGGTAGTCACATTAACCGAGTTAAAGTCCGATATCGGTTTATTTTTACCACGATTTTGGTTTAATTGTTTAGAGTATTCACTATCTACAAAGTAAAATTTTCTAGCATCACCAATAATACCTTTTAATGAACTATTAGCACTGGCAACATTATCTGCAAAGGTAGAATATATCATATTGCCCTCATCTGGATCAGGTTTACCGTTGCTAGCTAACAATTGATATGATCCGCTGCCTCTTCTGAAACTGCTCGGCAAAAACTTGACTGCCCCGAATCCTTTATTACCGGCTATTAATAACCATGTT